CCAGCAGCTGCTAAAGCTGAAGCTACGTCTGAAGAACAGATAATGAAATTACCTTTTCCTCTTCTTGTTTCTTTAGCGATAACATTACATTCTCTCTCAATCTGCATGATAAGACCTTTAAATCTTTCTACCATCCATCTTCCGTCTGAGTCTGTGTTAACATCAAAAATACCACTTACAGCAGTTGAAGTTTGTAAAGCACCAATTTTAGCTTTTGTTAAAATTGTTCTTACAACTTCCCTGTTGATTTCAGCTAAGATTTCAGCTGATAGGATATTAGCCAATTCGCCTTCAGCATCCAATCCATGGATTGCTTTAAGGTCTTGTGCTAATTCCATTGTGTACTCAGCTTTTAAAGCTCTTGACTTAGCAGTCACAGTTGATTTCTCAATTGAGAACGCCATTTCGCCGAAAGAACCGTCTCCGGATTCTCCAACGCCAAGTCTTTCTGCCGCTGCAGTACCAAGACCAGAACCGAATGTTGAAACTGTATCAGCTTCGTCAGCAATTGTACCGTCTGTATCAGCATCGGTAACGCCACTTAGACCTGTTGGGTCTGCCTGATGTGTACCTGTTCCTGAGAAGTCAGTATCTGCTTCATCTAAACCTAAAGCTTCTGTTCCGCCTTGTGTTGAGTATCTTGATTTCATTGCAAAGATAAGTCCTGTTGGACCACTCATTGGCTGTACGCCAGCGATATCATATGCAATAAGGTTAGGCATAGCTCTTCGAACTAAAGAAATTAATACTGGGTCAAATGTACCGATGTTGCCGCCGCCAATGTTGTTAGCTGCTGCAGCCTCTGATATAAAATTACCTTGTACTTGATTTCTTTCTTCTTGAAGGGCAACCTCTTGGTTTTCTAACAATCTAGCTGTGACAGCTTTCTTGTAGTTATCCTGGATAGGTGAAACTGACTCATGATCGAGTACAGGACCCCACTTTTCCATTAAGTTTTTATCTGCGTTAAACATTTTTATTTTCCCTTATTTAGTGAAATTAGTTATAGCTTGTGTGTATTGGCTCATAGAATCTGAAGTGTCTGCATCGACTTCTCCTGCTCCTAATAAGCTGTCTACTTCGTCCACTGTTTCTGTAGAATCATTTTGGAAGTATGACTCTTTAACTGTTTTAACTTTGACTTCAAAGTTTTCAATGTTATCGAATTCGATATCTTCTACTAATGATGCTAATTTTTCAGCTTCGGTTTCTGCAAGCCCTGATGATTGTTCTCTGACTACTTGTGCTTTTTCATGTGATTGAACAGCTTCATGTAATCTGATATTTTCATCTGTGGTTTTATTTAAAGTATCTTCAAGTTCAACAACTTGTTCGTTGAGTTCATCAACTAAGTCATCTTTACCTTCTGGTACTTCTATGTAGTGCTCTTTAAACACTGATTGAAGTGAAGTCATAAACTCTTCAGCAATTTCAGTCCTAAGACCTTGTTGTACTGCTAGTTCATTTTCTTTCATCCAGCCTTCTACTACATAGTTAAGATATGAATCTACCTTTTCTACTAGTGAAGTATGAACTTCTGATACTTCTTCTTCTAAGTTTTGAGCGTATTCAGCTTCTAATCTTTCAATTTCTTCGCTTAACTTACTTGTAAGTACAGCTTCAAAAATTGCAGATGCTTTACCTCTGAATCCGTCTGAAAGAGTTGCCTCTTCATTGATGATAGCATCTAAATCTTCATCAAAATCGATTGCTTCGACTTTTGCCTTAGCAGCAGGTACTGGCATTTGCTTTTTAACAGCATTTTCAGCATCTTTTTCGGTTTTGACTTCAGGTGTGACACCATCGACTTTCATCATCTGAGCATAAAGTTTTTTGGCTTCTGCGCTTTTGACTTTTTTCATCATGTCAACTGTTGCCTGAATGACTGCAGCTTTAGTTTTAGGAACTTCAACTTGTTTGACTTCTTGTTCGTTATATTCTTTAACTTCCTCGTCGTCTTCTTCTTCAGTTTCGTTCATTTCTTCTTCTTCGTCTTCAGCTTTTTGTTCTCCGTACTTTTTACCAGAATGAACTTTTTTCTTTTTCTGGCTGTGTACTTTGGACATTTCTTCAAGAGTTTCCTCGTCTAAAACTTCTTCATTTTCAACGAGCTCTTGCTCTTCTTCAACAGAATCTACAATGTCATTATTGTGAATGTCGTCTGACATAATAGTCTCCCTATATTTTTGAGTTTATTTTAGAGAGGAAATTTTTAAAAGCTCTTATTTCAGCATCCTGCATATCTTTGCGAGGAGCACTTTTAATTTCAGTCTCAATTACTTCAATATCTTGCTGACGAATTAGCCCATTATCCCATACCCATTCAACACCTTCCATAACTCCATTTACAAATGCACTTGGAGCACTTGGGTCTTGAACAATATCTATAGTTGATAACATAAAGTCATCACCCACATATTGAGCGCCATTCTTCGATACAAGACTTCCCATACCACGACTTGAAACACCAAGCTTAACTCCACCTTCGAGTAGTCCTTCGACTATTTTTCCCATAGGGGTTTTAAGTATTGATGCCTTTCCTATAACATCGCTTCCTTGCCAATGCAATGATTCGATTTTATGTGAAACTTTATCAAGGTTTACAGTTGGTCCTTCTGGATGATTTAACTCTCCAACTGCTCTTCCTTGTTTAACTTGTTCGGTCACGTATTTTTCTACAGCATTTTCAAGAGTTGCTTTCTCGTATACCCGACCATTTCTGTTCTTTTTGTTAGATTGCATAAACACGCCTTCAATGAAGTAATTTTTATCTCCATTCTTTTTCTGTTCTGCAATAACTTCTAAATTATTTTCTACGTATTCTGTTATTAATTTCATTTAAATACCTAGTTAAAGAAGGTATTATCCTTCTGGTTGTTCTTCTTCTGTATCAGCTTCTTTTCGCTGAACCATACCTGACGCTATCTCTATTTTCTTAGCATCAAGTGCGGCGGTCATTTTGTCGGCCATAATAGTATTAAACTGTTTATTAGCCTTTACGTTATCGCCATCATTTAAATTTTGTATCAAATCATTAACATTCATATTTTTTTCCTATGTATTATTTATAATATTTTCTTTCCCAGTATCACTGATTATTCTGCCAACGTGGGTCCTCTCCATCTGGTGGTTCATTTTCACCAGTTTTTGTCTCCTGGTCGATTTGTTTTTGAATTTCTTCAATTTCATCGTCAGTTTGACGTAATACGTTTTTACGTATCCATTCATTTGAAATGTATTTACCTACATATTCATCTAAGCTACCTAACATTTCAAATCTTTCTCTCAACATTTCTGATTGTTTAAGCTCAGAAAAATAGTTATCTTCAATAAAATTAAATACTATACTTTCTTTCCACTCTTTCCAATCATTATCGGTAATAATACCTTTAAGTAATAGTTGAGTTCTAAGTAATTGCATAAACAAATCAGAAAATCTTTTTCTTAATCTGTCTATGAACTTCTTAAATTTTACTTCATCTCTTGTAATCTCAGTAGTTCTACCAAGACTAAATTGAGCTTCTTGTTCTAATCTGTTAACTGGAACATTTAATGATTTGTATAATTTCTTTTGAAAATATATAATATCATCTATTTGTCCTAAATTTTCGCCACCCGGTAATGTAGTAATCTCGGTACCTCTTCCGCCTTCCCTACGCGGCAGGAAGAAGTCCTCGAGCATTGACATATGTTTTCTGTCATCTTTAATATCGCCAGTCTTAGCATCATATACTAATTTATTTCTATATTGATTCATAATACCTCTTAGATATTCTTCGGCTTTACCTTTTGGTAAATTACCTACATCAATATAAAATATTCGACGTTCTGGGGCACGCGATATTCTGTATATAACCAATGAATCTTCCATCATTCTTAGTTGATTTACTGGTTTTAAAGCTTTATGTAAATAAGATAGAATTCTTTTTCTACCTGGGTCCATAACTCCAGACGTACAATATGCTATAGCATCTGGATATATTTTTAAACCTTGTTCTGCGCCATTCATTGTCTTATCTTGGAATAAGAAAAACTCATCTACTTTTTCAATAAGTTTTGCGCCTGTCTTAGGGTCTTGTTTTTCCTCAATCTCTTTAACTTTTCTTAGTTTAGTTGGGTCAATATACCTAAGTTCTTTTATACCTTTTTTAGGATTACCTTTTTCGATAATTATATGATATGGTAATCTACCATCAACATACCATTTTTTAAATATATCATGAGCATATGAGTTAAAGTTTAACAATTTTAATACCGAATCAAACTCATGCTTAATTGTATCTTTCATTTTATCAGAGATTTCAAGTTCGTCCATTACTATATTTACAGGTGACTCATCATGGTCTCCTACTATTGATTCATTTATTATATCTTCAATAGCAGCATCGCATTCTGGTTGTGCTGATATATCTCTGTACTTTAAAATTAATTCAACTTCATTTTTGACTTTGTCGCCGTCCATATCAATGTACGCGCCAAAATGTCCTCCAGCCTGAATAACACCGGAGCCGTCCTCATCCGTTTTAGGAACAAAGGAAGGTAGCTCTTTTTGAGCTGTTTTTCTTTTTATTTCAAAACCGAATAGTTCTGCCATATTTTCCTCACTAAATTAGAGGGGATTTATTGTCCCCTCTAAATTTATTTATATACCTACGATGTAGTGTCTGATTCCCAGTATTGTACCTGGAATTCACACGTGAACTCTTCAATAGTATTTTCTGAATCATAACTTACTTCTATCTCAGAAATGTTAGTTGGAAATATACCTCTAAAGTTATATGTCTTCGTAACTTCTCCAGCTTTATTCAATTGTTCTACAATTGCATCAGCTTGATAGTCTGTAGGATTAGATAATCCTGTATTTTCGTTATTATTATTAATACCATTACTCCAACGTTCCATAGCATTCCTAACCTCGAAACCGACATCATTTATAATAGTCACGTTCCATGGGTCAAATGTTCTGTCACCAGCAATTTGCAATGTTCTACCTCTGAATAATACAGGGATAGGTGCAATTATTGATGCAGGCATTTGAGCTGTTTTACACATAAATGATGTAAGTTCTACATCTCCTTGTGCATAACTTGGAAAGTTTAAGGTCACTTTGAATAAGTTAGCTCTTGCTCCACCGCCTACCAGCTTTGATTTAAAATCGTCTACGCCTAATATTGCCATGTCTTATTCCTCCTATGAACCTGCTATTTCTGAGAATTCAACCCCAGACCTAGTTGCTATGAAGTTCAAGCTAATAAAGTTAATACTTCTTGTAGGCTTAATAAAGATATCAGCTACAAATTTATTACCGTCTATTACTTGACTTGTGTTGTTAGTGGTGTCACAAATTACTTGGAAATCTGTTAGTCCACGTCTACCTTTGACGTCTCTTAAGAACGGTTCAACTAAATTTCTGAACTGAGCTCTTGTAAATTCGTCGTTAAATTCGAATAGTTGGGCTTTAGCTGCTGTGCTAATTGCCTTCTCTAATGCAATGAACAGTCTTCTTACATTTATTCTATCGAATGCTGAAGGTCTACTTAATAAAGTTTTGTCACCAAATAATAATGTACCTTGTCCAGGTAATGATACTAATGGGTTAACTCTTGCTTTATATAGAGTGTCTCTATCAGCTTTTTTAGGATTGAATGCTAATTTAGTCACGCCTAATAGTTGACCTCTGTTAACACCTGCTGGTGAGAACCATGAATCTGCTACTGAATCAGTATTAGCGCATAGTCCTGCCATATGACCTGAAGCTGCTATATATCTAAATACATCGTTGTATTTGTCATAGACATATACTGCTGAAGAATCACATGAAGCATATGATGTTGAAGTTAATCCATCTGCAAAAGCTTTTACATTAGCTGCTGCTGATGATGTATTAACTGTGTCGGCTATTGGTGGCGAAATAAATGCCATACAATCTTTTCTTGCATTTGCTATAGATATTAAATCTTCTGCTATTGCTTCAGCGCCATCAGCGTCTGGAGCTGCAAAAAGTAAATTAACATCTACAGTTTCTGAATCCTCGAGTAAATCGAAGCCTGCTGCTATTTCTCCTGTTGTAGGAGCATTATCATCGGTTCCACCTGAAAGTGAAGCTTCCATTGCTGAACCATGTGTCTTAAATGTATTAGCGCCTTCTGAATCAGTGTTTGCTGCTTTAGCGGCTGCTAAGGTAAATCCGGCTTCATCTAAATTTGTGTCATGGTCAATCCAACGTATATATTCAGATTGATTATCTATAACATCTTTATAGAAGTTTGAAGTACCATCATCATTTTTTGCATCCGATGCTTGTGACATGAATCCAAAATTTTCTAATACTGTACCAGCTGTTCCGGAGATAGCTCCGTCCTCATCTATTACACATACATGTAATTCGTCGTTACTAACGCCGACTGCAGAAGCTGCATTAGATGTGCCTGGTGCAGCATCAAAATTACCAGCATGAGGCCAGCTATTAAATGCTGAACCTGCAGATACCATTGATACTTTTAAACTATTACCCAGTACTCCTGGATGTTTAGCTGCCCAATTACCCAAGTTAAGACTACCATCTCTATAATTATTTTCATAATCATCATCATTTTTTATCAGCTGTCCTGTTCCTTGTGCAGTCGCGTTAAGGTGACCACTAGAAACTCGAACCACTTTAAGAGCATTACCATACTTTAAAAAAGATGCTGCTACTAAAAAGTGTTTAGCTGTGGAATCATCTGGAGAACCAAATATTTCAGCAAGTTCATTTTCAGAACTTACAGTCACTATTTGTTCCGTCGGACCCCAGTTGAATGCACCTGCAAATCCACCAATGCTGGTTGATACTGCTGGGACTACATTCGTTGCGTCAATTTCTTTTACCTCGACGCCTGGTGATACTTGAAATGCCATCGCTTTGTCCTCTTTTTGAGTTAGTTAATATGTATACATAATACGAATATTCAATACATACTTATTTATAATCTTTTATACTCTATCGTATTAGTTCTACTTCTTGTGAATTATATTCTATAATTGGATTCATATCATGTGATACATTATGTACTTCATGTTTATACTCAATACCATCTTTAATCCATATAACGTTATCTCCATCAACTTCCATGGAATCAACCTTTATAGATTCATCAAACATTGATACATATGTTTTTGGTTTGAGCCAATAATCTCTATTGTAAAATTTTTCTAAAACTTTTTTAGGTAAATTTTCCCCTGTTGCTTTTCTATAACCTTTTGTACCAGGTGTTGAATTTATTTCAATAAACATAGGTGGTATTTTATTTCTGTCTTTTGATGGGAATATATCTACACCTACCCATAAACCATCAACTGCTTTTGCTGCTTTTTCTACATTTTGTATTTCTAAATCAGTTAATTCAATAGGAGCAGGTTTAGAACCTAATGATACATTACTTCTAAAATCTTTTTTAACCTGAGGTCTTTTTATTGCACCATGATATTTACCACCTATAACATGAGCACGTATATCAAAAGTAAAATCTTCTATCATTTCTTGGAGTAATACACCCATATTAGGGTCTAACTTATATAACAATTGAACAGTAGAATGTAGTGAACTTTCTGAATCTACCTTGATTACACCAATACCTAATGAACCCGTAAGTGTTTTAAGAATGACTGGATATTTAGCACCTAATCTTTCCATAGCAGGTATTGCTTTTTCTGGATGATGAACTAAAACTGTTTTAGGTTGTGCTAATTCTGCTTCAGCAAGATATAAACTTGTTCTATATTTATCAGATGTTATTTCCATACAAGCACGTGTGTTAACACATACAACACCAGCTCTTTCTAATTGAGTTAAAAAGTCAGACCATGCTTTTCTTTTTGTGACTGGAGCTCTTACAAATACAATAGTATTATCATCTATTTTAAATTTGTTTTGTTCGGGTTTATCTGACATACCATCATAAATATATCTTATACCTTTATCATCTAAATCTGAATATGCGCCTTGCACATCTACTTTAAAAGCTTTAAGACCTAGTTTTTCTCCTTCTTTTATAAAATCATTTGCAGTAGCCTCTGGGTCATCAGGGTCTTCAGGGTCATCATACCATAGATATACAAATCTATAACTTTTTTCTTCTTCAGTTATTACAGTTTTATTTGTATATTCGTTAAATTTTTGCATGTCCTTTCCATTCAGTTTCGAACCAAATATTTCCATCCTCATCTTTAGTATATTTATCCTTTTCATAGTTCCCACTCTCAACGTATCCAAATGGTAGCATATCGTCTTGAATAGATTTTAATCTTTCTTTATATAATAAATCTTTCATATCAATATCAGTTAATGATTGAAATACATCAGTTGTAGTAAACCAAGCAAACAACACTAAGTTCATCATTAAGTCATCATGATTTGGAGCTTGTGCCATATAAGTATTACCTTTACTTACAAAAGTACTCATTTCAACTATTGTTTGTGCATCATTTATTTTAAGCTTACCTTGTTCTATTAAGTCTTTTATACTTGAACATCCGATACGCTTAACCCTTTTAGTCATTGTAGCACCTAATGCATTTGCTTTAATACTAGATTCTACAAACATGTTTTCATATTCTAAATCATAATATAAACCATTACAAACTACAGCACCTTGGTCATTGCTTTCAATTACAACATATGCCTGATTATAAGTATTAGCATATTTGTAAATAATATCTGGCATTAACATAGGAGATATATTATTATCTCTAAATGTTGCAACCTGTTCAAATGGCTGAGTGCTTACATCAATAATAGTAAACGTACTATAGTCTTGAGCTCTACCTTTAGATACATCAACTGTCATTACATATTCATGTTCTTTTATAGGTTGTTTATATATCCAAACATTATCTTTAAAAAACTCTGGTTCAATACTTGCTTGAGCTAATAAATGATTTGCACTTATTAAAGTATTGCCCCTTCCATGAAAAGTATTACCAAACTCTTGTTCAAATTGTAATTCAGATGTATTAGCTACAGTTTCAGCTTTCCATTTATCATCTCTTCCTGGTACATCCCACCAATCTACTCTAAATGGTATAAACTCATTTGTCTTTTGCACTGCACCTTCCCATAATTTATGATATACATTACCTATACCATTTGCTGTAGAACATATTATTATCTGAGTATCTTTACCAGCTGATACTACAGGATAAGTTGATGTATAAAACTGTGCATCATTTTCTACAAATGCAAACTCATCTAAGAATAATAAATTAATAGACATACCTCTTATTGAATTACCACTTGTGGCTGAAGCTACTATTTTACTATTATTACTAAATTCAATACTTCCTTTATTTAAAGCTTTACATCCAGGCTGTAAAAAGAATGGTAAATTTTCTAATGCCAATGTAATACGTGCTAACATTTCTCTTGCCACAGCACCTTTGTTAGCTAATATTGCAATTGTTTTTTCAGGATGAAAACACGCATACCACAATAAAAAAACTACTGATGAAATTGATTTACCACTTTGTCTACAAGCTAATACAATACTAAATCTATTATCATTAAAATGTTTAAACA